TTATGAAATCTATCCATCAGAACTTAGAGACGTTTTAACACTTCCCCTAGCAGATTTTGCTATGAGTAGCTAAATACCTAAAAAACTGTCTGTAATGGCAATAAGTCAGGAACAATTAGAGGAATTATCTGCTGACGCATATAAGTTAGCAGCTCAGGGAAAAGACTTACTAAATCTTGGAACATCCTCCCAAAATCCAACAAATGATCCTCAGCAATCACAAGCATCTGATGAGGTTTATAGGTATCCTCTTGGAATGATCGATTCTAGAACAGATCACTTATTGATTAAAATATTTGAGCAAATAAGATCCGAAGATGTTTTTGGTATCCAATCTACTAAGACAATTAAAGATATTGTTGCCATCCCACAACTATCGGACGAATTTAATACAGTTGGGGGAAAAGAAGATCAATTAAAAAATACTATTGCTTACATAACTCTACCAATTCCACAGCAGATTAGTGATTCATTGACCGTTTCTTATGCAGAAGATACGCTAAATCCACTTCAAATTGCTGGATTGAATGCAATAAATACTGCAACGAAAAATGGTATAGTTGAAACTGCAAAAATTGTTGGCGACTTAATCAATAAAGAGAATCTTCCAGGACTTAGTGATGGAACAATAAAAGCTGTCACTACCGCACTCTCAGGAAGGGCAATTAATCAGTTAGGTGCCAATGTAAATCCACAAGCATTAGTTACTAGATCAACTGGTCAGATCTTACAGTCAAATCTTGAACTGCTATTCAGTGGTGTAACATTGAGGGCATTTCCATTCTCATTTGATTTTACTCCTCGAGATTCAAGAGAAGGTGAAATGGTAAAACAAATTATTAGAGTTTTGAAGAAGTCAATGGCACCAAAAGGAGGAAGTCCAGGAGATAGAAATGGATTGTTTATTGGTTCACCAAGTCTCTTCCAACTTGAGTATAAAACAGGAAATGCAGCACATCCATTCCTGAATAGATTTAAAGTTTGTGCTTTAACTGATTTGCAAGTTAACTATACTGCTTCTGGAACTTATGCAACTTATGGTGACGGAACACCAGTTCATATTAACGTAGCAATGCAGTTTAAAGAAATCAACCCAGTCTATGCTGAGGACTACAAAGACGAACTAGGAGGTGTAGGATTCTAATGTCTTATTTCAGAGAACTACCAGATCTTGAGTATCAATCAAACCTTTTACACAAGATTTCATCTCAAGAATTTATAAGAGTCAAAAATCTTTTCCGCAGAGTTAAACTTCAAGATTATCTTCAAGATAACGTAACTTTATTTCAAAAGTATATAATCTTAGAAGGTCAAAGACCAGATACTGTTGCCGAAGCATTTTATGGATCATCGGATTTGGACTGGATTGTAATTTTAACTGCTGAAATTACAAATATTAGAGACCAATGGCCACTATCAAACTATGATCTTTATAAGTATGTTGATAGCAAATATGGAAATACTTTGAATGATATTCATCACTACGAAACGGTTAGTGTCATAGACTCAAAAGGCAGATTAATTCTTCCTGGTGGAAAAGTTGTAGATCAAAACTTTACAATTCCTGCACCATATGATGCAACACTAACATCAAATTCTTACACTGCTGTCGGTGCATACGAAAATACTAAGTATACTGGAACTGGCGATATTAATCCTGTAATTGGTATTTCAAACTTTGTATATGAGACTAGAAAGAACGAAGAAAAAAGAAAGATATTCTTAATGAAACCATCGTATTTACAACAATATCTGAACGAAATGAGAGAGATTATGAACTATAAAAAGAGTTCTCAATACGTGAATAGAAAACTAATCCGTACTGAGAACACTCGTTTGGTTGGACCATAAAAGTTCCAACTTTTTATCGAACATCATAACGTAACGGTGCTTGCGGGAGCGGTCTTTCCATTCTCCCTCAGCACCTTTTACTTTACCTCGTGAATGCTTGGTGCCATCGGCATAGTAGAAATCTTTCTTTGCATCTGATAAACCGCAATACTTAAAGTTGCAAGCCCTATAAATTGTGCCACTATGGCGATCACTATCAGCGTATGAGATAATTGCTTTGACTTCTGTTTCGCTTCTAAATCTTTTAATCGCCTTTGCAACGAACCAAGAAGTAATGTTGTGCTCTTGTGACTGCGTATCTGGGTGGATGCAGAGTCGAGAGAGTTCGAAGAGTCCTTGCTGCTCATTTCTTTCAAGACCGAATGCTCCTTTCGCTACTTCTGGAACAGGGAGTCCAGTAAAAATAATGACTCCTTGAATCCCACCAATATTTAGAGGTGAGAAATCGTTTTTCTTATAAAGACCGTAGTTATATCCTGACTTGAAACCTTTTGAAACATCTTTTAAATAATGAAACCGCAGAAGTAACTCTGCGGCTTCGGATTTACTTACACGGTCAATGTAGTAATCAGACTTCACTCTTCGGCAAGACGTGCGAAGTATGCGAGAGCATCATCTTCATCATCGTCAGAAGATGCAGCAGGAGCAGAACTGCGAGTAGGTTGAAGAGAATTCAGTTCATCACGAAGATCACTAGTGAGATCATTGGATGAACCACGATTCTGTTGACGGAAATCTTCTTCTTCCATCACAGACTCTTCATCTTGGAAGCGAGGAGTACCCTTGTTACCCAGCACATAGTCCAGACGCTTTTTCAGTGCGTCATAGTCTTTGAACTGATCGGGAGCAGTGAACTCGGAGAGAGAAGATTGCTTCTTCCAGATTGCTTCCATAGCATCATCGTCGTCCAGGAGAGCATCAGGACGGGCGAACTCAGAAGAATCATAGTTACGATAACCAGCAACGTTCTTCGCCTTCAACTTGAAGTTAGCACCTTGCCAGAAGTCAAACGGATCGATTGCTTCCTCATCTTCAAACTCAGGTTGCATAGCAGCAGTGAGTTTATCAAAGATCTTCTTGCCGTACTTGTACAGCATCACCTTACCTTCATTCTGAGGATTAGCAGGATCTTTTACAACGTAGATATTGCTAATATAAGTAAGTTTACGCTTCTGCTTACGAGCAGCATCTTTACCTGCGTCAGTGCCGTTGTTCCACAGCATTGAGTTGTATTCAGACACAGGATCTTTCTGACCCAGAGTAGTCAGAGAGTTTTCAATGTACCAACCGCCAGGACCTTGGAAGGCGTGAGAGTACAGTTTCACGAACGGCAGGTCTTCACCATTAGGTGCAGGGAGGAAACGGATAACGGCATAACCATTGCCGCTCTTATCACATTCCAGTTTCCAGAAACGGTCATCGGAAGAACCACTACCGTTATTATTCATTTTTTCGACTTCCTTGACCAGTTTTTGAGTCAGGGAGCCCAGTTTGGATTGCTTCTTAAGGTCTGCAAAAGACATTTAGATTACCTCGGATTTGTTGGATTCGTTTGGATTTGCTTGGATAGTATAACAGGAAAACCGTCAGGCGTCAACGTATTTTTTAAGTGCCTCGATGGTTGCGTTCATGCTACTAAAAAGCATATTCATATCGGTCTCAGGGGGAAATCCCATTAAAGAGACCGACTTGCGAAGGTTCTCTTTCATTTCAACCGCTTGTGGATCGTCTGAAAGAGATAACCTAGTATACATCACTTTCTGCTTTTCTAGCAAGTCTGAAAGTATTTCAATATGTTCCAGTTTGTCTTCTTTTGACATCATACCAAAATTAAAGAGAGATCCATAAATCTTCTCTTGTAGTTTATTGATTTCTTTTAATTCTTCCTGAATAATTTCAGAGTCGAAAAAATCACTCATTTTCTGGAACTACTACTTCAGTTTCTTTTACTTCATTTGCTTCTTCAATTTGGGTCAAGACATCAATCGCACCATCAAGTTTAAGAAGAGTTGTGCGAGCAGAATCAATCTGCTTCATAATATCTTCACGCTGTTTGGTAAGATTTTCAAGTACAGTTTTGTTGTCAAGAGTCATTGTTCAATAATCTCCTTCAAAATTTTTTTAAATTGAAATACATCAATATTTAGAAAGGGTCCATACTTCTTTAATTTAAGACTTACGGTTTCCCACACTGGATCGTCCAACTTTTTATCAAAGTTTTTTGAGAAATGGAATATTTTGTCGTATATTACGAAGTTTTCTAGAGACAATCTCCCGCTTAGATACTCTTTCAAAAGAACTGGGTGTCCTTTGGAACAGTCGAATAGATTCTTGAATTCGTTCTGA